ATAACCCCAAACCCAAAATTTATTATCTTGGAAAGACCTTACATTGAGATACTGGCTTCTTTTTCTAAAATAAAAAAATGGAAAAAAGAAAATATAGATGAAGAATGTTATTTTGAAATGACACAAGGAATGACTGCACACTATTCATATGCTATAGATAACATATTAAAAAATAATCACGATCATATAAAATTTACTTATGACGAACTTTCAAGTAACCCACAAGAGTGCATAGAAAAAATTTATGAATTTTTAGACATTCCCAAATACAATCATAGGTTTGACAATTTAGACCAATTAATAATAAATAATGTTCAATATGATGATAGTGTTCTAGAGGGTATTCATCACGATATTAGAGAGGATAAAGTACAAAGAGATTATTACGATATTGAAAAATATTTAACTAAGTCTGCTATAGAAAAATATACAAATGTAAAGGTTTTATTTTGAATCTTAAATATTATTATTGGTACTTCCAGTCAGTTATACCTGAAAGAATATGTGATGACATAATTCGTTATGGTAAAGAGCAAGATAAACAAATGGCTCTTACAGGCAATGCTGAACTTGATAACCTTTCTCAGTTAGATGTTAAAAACATTCAAAAAAAACGTAAATCCGATGTTGTATGGATGTCAGATAGGTGGATATACAAAGAGATACAACCTTACATACATCAAGCAAATGCAAACGCAGGTTGGAATTTTGATTGGGATTGGTCAGAGTCTTGTCAATTTACTGAATATAAAAAAGGTCAATTTTATGATTGGCATTGTGACTCTCACGAGGAAACTTATAACTGTCCTGAAAATCAAAATATGCATGGTAAGTTAAGAAAACTTAGTATGACCGTATCACTTACAGATCACAAAGAATATGAGGGTGGAGATTTAGAGTTTGATTTTAGAAACACAGATGAAGGCTCACAGTCAAGAATATGTGAAGAAATTAGAAATAAAGGTAGCGTGATTATCTTTCCATCTTTTGTTTGGCATAGAGTTAAACCAGTAGTTAAAGGAATACGACACTCCTTAGTGTGTTGGAATTTAGGATATCCATTCAGATGATAAAAGAGCTAACAAACCCAATTACCGACAATTACGAAGATTTTAAAAAAGTTTTACTCTCTAGTAATATGCCTTGGTTTTATCAAGATAAAACAGTTCCTGAATCTTCTGATGAAGATATGCCATTTTTCAGTCATCTTCTTTTACAAAGACCTGATATAGGTACTGCAAAAGAACCAAAGATTCCGATTAGTAATGTAGGCTCAACATATTTTGAAACAGCTTATTTTATTTTAAAAGAGATACTTGATTTTAATAATATAAAATTTGATATTGTTTATCGCATGAATTTGAATTTGACTTTTCATACTAAAGTCAAAACAAGTCAACCTCATACTGATTTAGGACTTCCTCACAAAGTGGTAATAGTTTATTTAAACAAATTTGAAGAAGGCAGAACTATTGTTTTAGATGAGACAAATAAAAAATTTTATTCTGAACCAAAAGAAAATAAAGTTATTATCTTTAATGGTAAATATGAGCATTATCAAGAAAGTCCTGCTATTCACGAACAAAGAATTGTTATGGTTGCAAATATCCAATAGAAAAAATAATGACCTTTAAAAAAAACAAATACCAAGTTATTAAAAATGCAATATCAAAAGAGTTAGCAGATTTTTGTTATCAATACTTTTTAAATAAAAGAGCAGTAGCAAGATACTTATTTGATGAAAAATATATTTCACCATTTACTGAATACTTTGGTGTATGGAACGATCAACAGATACCTGAAACATATTCGCACTATAGCGATATCGTAATGGAAACTTTATTACAAAAAGTAAAACCCATAATGGAAAAAGAGTCAGGCGTTAAGCTAACTGAAACTTATTCGTATGCAAGAATCTACAAAAAAGGTGATGAGCTAAAAAGACATAAAGATAGATACTCTTGCGAAATATCTACCACTATGAATCTAGGTGGTGATGATTGGTCAATATTTTTAGAACCATCAGGCGAAGAAGGAAAAGACGGCATTGAGGTTAAATTAAAAGCAGGTGATATGCTAATGTATCGTGGATGTGAGTTAGAACATTGGCGTAAACCTTTTGAAGGTAAAGGTTGTGGGCAAGTGTTTTTGCATTATAATGATACAAAAGGCAAAGATGCCAAAACCAATAAATATGATGGGAGAGCTATGATTGGATTGCCCTCATATTTTAAAGGAAATTAGTAAACAGGAGGGTTACATGAATGCTATATGGCAACTATGGGATAAAGCTTTACCCAACGAACTTTGTGATCAAATAATTACAGAGTGCGAATATTACAAAGTGCAAGATGCAACAGTCGGTTCAGATGTTGCTACCAAAAATAATAAAGTAAGAAGCTCAACCGTTAGGTGGATAGAGCCTACTGATGTTAATTCTAAATTTATCCATGACATATTGTTTGATTATGCAACACAGGCAAACAGAAAAGCTTTTGGTTTTAATATAACCTCCCTACACCAAATTCAATACACCATCTATAATGGAGAACAACAAGACTTCTATGACTGGCACTTTGATACCTTTTGGGCTAACTCTAGTCAATACGATAGAAAAATAAGCATCACTGTACAGCTATCAGATTCAGAAAATTATGAAGGTGGTGATTTTGTATTTGACAAACAATATGAACAACCAAACGCACAAGAACTAAGGAACAGGGGAACGGTTCTTGCATTCCCATCAGTAATAAGTCATTGTGTAAAACCAGTAACCAAAGGTATCAGAAAGAGCCTTGTAGCATGGATAGAGGGTCCAAAATTTATATGAAAACATTTATAGAAATAGGTACTTGTGATTTTGATACAAATATGCCACTTATAGAAAGTGGTGAGTGGAAAGGTGTTATGTGTGAACCTGCACCAATATATTTTGAAAGTTTAAAAAAACAATCTGAAAAGATAAAAAATTCTAAAAATCTTATTTTAGAAAACTTAGCTATATCAGACTACAACGGAAGATTAAGTTTTGCTGTAGCAAGAAATAATCTTAAACCTGATGATGCTTGGCAAAGAGGTATATCAAGTGTTGTTAGCGATCACCATACTGGTGAAAGACTGTTTGACTATGAGGGTAATAAAAATCTTATAGCTGAAACGATTGAAGTGCCATGTTTAACTTTAGATGATCTAATACACAAACATAAAGTTGATTCTATTGACTACTTAAAGATTGACACAGAAGGGCATGAAATGAATATTATTAATGCTTACTCATGGGATATTAAACCAACATTTATTAAGTTGGAACATATGCATATTGATGATATTTATATGGCTAATTTATTACAAAATAAAGGCTACATTGTTTATACAGAAGAAAGAGATATATACGCAGTCAGATGAAAAAACTTGTTATATCATTGCTTAGAAGAGCCGATAGAAAGGCTGAGTTTCAAAAAAACAATCTACAAAACTTTGAGTACATACAAGCCATTGATGGAGAAGCTAATATCTTTAGACATATCAGTGCTAGAGAAAATTGGTTAGACCCATTTAGAAACAGACCATTACAACAAAGCGAAGTGGCTTGTTTCTTATCTCACATTAAAGCTTGGGAAAGGTGCGTTGAATTAAGTCAAGCAGTTATAGTCATGGAAGATGACGCAATCATTAATAGTGAATGGAATGAAGATAGATACAAAAAACTTATTGAGCTTTATGATTTTGTTTATTTGCAACGCAATGAAAACAAGCCTGACCAAGTGCATAGATTGGATGATTTTATAGAACGACCAATTTACCCTTATAACATGACTGCTTATTGTATTAAACCAAGCAGTGCAAAGAAGCTAATTGATATGGTTAATTATTCAGACTTTATACCAGTAGATGAATTTTTGCCTGAAATTATAAAGAATCGTGATCTAGATGTTGTAGCTTTACAGAAAGATGCATGCAATCAAATACCAAGAAATGTCTCAGAGTCTGACATAGAAAACAGTAAACCCTTTAAACCATATAAAGTTCATGCAGTAACTTGTGGCACTGATAGAAAAAAATGCTCTTACGTTAATACCAGTGCTAGGAAATATGGCATTGATATAGTTAATGTTGGTACAAACATAGAATGGGAAGGAACTGATATGTCAGCATTGGGTGGTGGCATGAAGATAAACCTTATGAAAGATTATGTAGAACACTTACATGATGATGACATAGTTTTATTTACAGATGCTTATGATGTTTTTTATGCTGACGATCTTGAAACAATTACTGAAAGGTTTTTAGAATTTAATAAACAAATTGTTTTCAGTGGGGAAACGGTATGTTGGCCACAAGAAAAATTAGCAACAGAGTTTCCTAATGCACATACTAGGTTTAAATATATTAACAGTGGAACTTATATTGGAAGGGTCAAGGAATTAAAAAAATTATATGATTATAAACAAATAAAACACTGGGATGACGACCAACTATATGTCCATAAATGTTTTCTCTATGGAGATTTTGACATAGCTATAGATTATGAGTGTTATATATTTCAAACGCATTTTGAAGGCACAAAAAAACTAGGAAACCAACTTCATAACCCTGAGACTAGGTGCTGCTCATGCATTTATCATGGGAATGGGGGTCAAGACACCACTGTTAAGTTTTTAAGCCTGTACAACGCATTTCACGCACCCTCAAGTGCATATTTTATACCGCATAACAAAGTAGATTACCTATCAGAAGATATGCTTGTAGTAGATTTTATGACACAAGAACAATGTGAAAGATTGATTGAGTTAGCAGATCAAAATGGTGGTTGGGGTTCATTGTCCTATGATAAATTCCCTGCACAGGAGATTCGCATGAAAGAATTAGGATTGTGGGAAGAATTAGAAAAGGCATGGCAAGACTATATAGTTCCAACAGTTGAAAAATATTGGAAGCCTTTAGAGATGTATGGTCTTAGAGATGGCTTTGTTATGCGATATGCTATGGACACACAAACAAAATTAAATCTTCACCATGATGCTAGTTTAGTTACAGGTTCAATCAAATTAAATGATGACTATATTGGCGCTGAACTTATTTATCCAAGACAAAGTTTTTCAAACAAAGACATACCAGTAGGGAAATGTATTTTGTTCCCTGCACAGGTAACTCATGGGCATGAATGCTTACCTTTAGTTAATGGTGTCAAGTACAGTCTTACTATATGGTCAAAAAGGTTTCCTGCTGATACAATTTAATATGGAACAAGAACCAAAAATAGAGATACACCAACATCAGAATAAAACTTGGTATAACTTAGCCGAGGGTTTTGATAAATGGCGAGTCTTTCCTAGACTGCTTATTACTTTATATGGTTATGCTTTCTATAAAACCACTGAGTGGTTTATGACCTTGCCTGACCCAACCAATGCTCAATCAGCGTTTGTGTCCGTCATTGTTGGTGCAGGTGCTGCATGGTTTGGTTTGTATGTTGGCGGAACACCTAGAAAATGATTGATAAATTTATTGCACCGGTCACACAAATACTTGACAAGTTTATTGCAGACAAAGATCTAAAAGCAAAACTAGATCACGAAATAAAAACACAGTTTTATAAGATTGATCTTGCACAAATAGAAGTTAATAAAGTAGAAGCATCACATAGATCTATTTTTGTCGCGGGCTGGAGGCCTTGTTGCGGATGGATATGCGCCATTGCACTTGGTTATCATTTTGTTTTACAACCAATCATTCTATTTGTTTTGTCTCTTAATAACCTGCAATACGAATTACCAGAGTTTGATATGGGTGCATTGCTGTATGTCTTAGGCGGTATGTTAGG